ACGACATTGACGTATCATCTGGTGATTTATTTATAAACGATTACTCTGGAGAAGACGTAACTTTTGGTGGTCAAATAAAAGTTAAAGGCTTAGGAAGTCCTGTTGGTGATTCATATATCGCTAACGGCAACTTTGGTATTGGAACAACTAGTCCTGGAGCTAAGTTAGACGTAAGTGGTAGTTTACGTGCAGCATCTGTACAGCTATTTTCAGGAAGTACGCAATATTTAAGTGCGAGCGTTTATAACGGAGCCCCTTGGATAAACACTGGAAGCTCAGGTGGTCTTATTAGTTTTGGGGCACCCTCATCTAATACAACAAACGTTTATGTACAAGGAACGGTAGAAGCTCGTGATGGATTGTTAGGATTTGTTCCTACTTTTGTGCACGGCGGTTTCTATCATAGCTCCTCAAGTTCTTCATCTGCTATTTACTGGATACCTAGCAACTATATATCAGAAACTACTAGTACTCAATATTACAATAGATTTGTAGCTCCTTATCCAGGAAGAGTAAAGAAAGTTATAATGAGATGGACTAATGGAGCAACACCTACCGCTACCAGTGTAACTTTTAGAAAAACACAAAACGGGGGCGTCTCAAGTATTCAATACCCAGCGACGGTAACAGGGGGAGCTACTACTAGCATGGTAGCCACTAAGGAGTTTTCCGACACTGATTTTACATTTAACGCAGGAGATAAATATGGAATTGGTTTTATGACAAACGGAGGAACTAGGTTCCTTTACGGAATGACTTACACTTTAGTAATAGAATATAATATATAATGGGGAATATAAACGATAATATTAGAAGTAAAAAACTTTATAAAAGCGGAGAAGTAGACGAAGCTTACAAAGATTCAAATGGAGATATCGTGGTGCCTACTAAGGTAGCTGCGGAGCTTGATGCTATAGATGGTATAACTGAAGTCATAAACGACTCAGGGGTATTTCATGTTAATAAGCATCTTGTAAAAGAGATAGAGAACATGCGCTTAGATATAGAAGAGTTGCATGGGTTCATTAAAGCCGCTTTTGGTAAAGACTACACGCAAGCATCTTCTAAAGGAGATACTGGAGACAGAGGCTTAAGAGGATATACTGGACCTTCTGGTTCAAATGGGGCAGATGGCGCTAAGGGTGATACTGGTTCGGCTGGAAGTAATGGATCTCAGGGAATACAGGGCCCAGCAGGAGCAGATGGAAATAGCCACTTAAGCAATATAACAAGCATAGGCATTAACTCAAAAACAGGCCAATTAGAAATAGTAATAGGTCGATCAACATATAAATTTAACACAGATAAATAATTTGTATCTTTGCATTAAAAAACAAGAACTATGATTACTTACGATTGGAATTGCAAGACTGTAGACGTTTATCCTGTAGATGGAGGTGTGTCAGATGTAGTGTATAACGTGCATTGGATAGTTACAGGTACTTCGGATAAAACAGATCCAGAAGGAGTGGCTTATTCATCCACAGCTATTGGAACACAGATATTAGATATTAGTGATATTACTGACTTTATTCCCTTTGAGGACTTAACGAATGAAGAGGTAGTTGCGTGGACTAAACTAGCCCTGGATGAGGAGCAAGTTTCTTCTATTGAGGCGTCTATTGCATCTCAAATAGAGGATAAAATAACTCCTACGTCTTTAACGTTGACAATTGAAAAATAATTTGTATATTTGCATCAAATAATAAATTCAAATTAAATGTCAAAAAAAATTACAGAGCAAGAACTGGAGAAGCTTCAGGAACTTGTACAAGGATTAAACAAAATTGTTACTGACTTAGGTGTCCTAGAGACTCAAAAGCATTCAATTCTACACTTATTCGATGACGCAGACGCTAAGTTAAATGAGTTCAAGACTGAATTAAATGAGGCTTACGGAGATGCAAGCATTAACATCTCAACAGGTGAAATAGATGACAAAGATCAAGAATTACGAGCTAGACTCGACGATTAACGATGACGACAAAGTAATTGGTACTGACGGAATGCCTGGGGCAAATTTCGGAAGAACTAAAAATTATTCAATTGCTTCGTTAGTTGCTTACATTGATACACAATTAGATCCAGTTGATGGGTCTGGAACACTAAACACAATCCCTATCTGGACTCCAGATGGGGATACTTTAGGTGATTCCATAATGACTTATGATACAGGTAATACAGCTATAACCGTAAACGGTAAGCTTGTTGTTACAAATAGCACAAATGTTCAAGGAAACTTGACGGCCGCTTCATTGACTCTTCAAGGGTACTTGGCGGATGCACAGGGACAATATGGCACAGCGGGACAGTTACTATCTTCTACGGTAACTGGTGTGGACTGGATAGACGCTCCTGTTTCTGGAGTACAAGGATCAGGTACAGTAAATACGTTAGCAATGTTTACGCCTGATGGAGTATCTATTGGTGATTCTATAGTTGCTGTTACTGGAGGAGGTACTAAGATTACTGTTACAGGAGGTGCTTCGATAACTGGTAACGTAGGTATTTCAGGTCAGCTAGATGTGACTCTTGTAGCAACATTTGAAAGTGACGTATCATTAGGCGAAGGCTTAAAAGATGCTTCGGACAGTTACGGAACAGCTGGTCAGATATTAACATCGACCGCAACTCAAACATCCTGGCAAGACTTCTCATCGCTTGTACCAAACAATATTACAGGATCCGGTACAGTAGAGTATATACCTAAGTTTACACCAGATGGTACGGCTATAGGTAATTCTGTTATGTTCACAACCTCAAATGGATTAGAGATACAAGTAGGGCAAGCTGCTGCGGGATTCGCCAATACAATATTAGGGACAGGTTTTGTATCTACGGACGGCCTTGGAGCGAATACCATATCAGCAACGAACATAAATGCAGGGGCTACAGGGACACTTACAGCTTCTGGTAATATAATATTAGGTGATGCTACGGCGGACACTACTGTAATAAATTCTACATTGTCAATTCTAAGTGTTGTGAAAGACAGCACAGATACAGTAGGAACTTTAAAACAAGTGTTAGTAGCAAACGCAGCTAGTGAATTGTTATGGGAAGATCAAGTTGATACATCATACTCTATATCTTCTCAGCAAGCAGCGGCGGATGTGGAAATTACTTTATTAGGAAGTGACACAACTGAAACAGAGGTAACGCTTGTAGCTGGAAACAGCATAACACTTACAGACGATGGTAGCAATAATGTTACAATCGCTGCAACAGGTGGAGCGGCTAATACGACATACGTACTTGATTCTACCCAAGGGGGAGGATCAGTATCGCTAGAGTTAGCTGGATCAGATGGTTCTTTAACGGATTATGTTTTCTTAGCTGGAACAGGAGTTTCTCTTGATAACTCAGTAGCCGGTACAACGAGTATAGGAATAGCAGCAGATAACGTAACAGGGACTGGAACACTTAATAAACTACCTTTATGGACGCCAGACGGACAAACTCTTGGTGATTCAGTTGTATTTCAGGATTCAAATCAAGGGGTTATTGTATCTAGAACAGCTGCCGGGAGCTCTATAGACGAATTGACAGTTAGGGGTGTTTCTTCAAATATTGTTATTGAATCAACTACAGCAGGCGATTCATTTTTAACGTTTAAACCAAACGTTACAAGTAGCGGTCTGGGTGTGTTTAGTATAGTAGATCCTACACCACCATCAGCGGGAACTCCACTCGCAAAATTTGTATGGAAAAAGGGCGCCACTGAATATATGCGCCTTGATACAGCTACTGGACGTTTAGGCATTGGAACCACAACACCAGTTTCTAAATTAGATGTTGGCGGTGATTATATTTCAATGAATGGTATTCCTTTTATTAATTACGACGCACCAGCTACTACTATTATATTAGGTGATGTAACCAATAGTGGGCAAGACGTTAAGTTGGTAAGTGCAAGCGTGGGTCTAGGTGCAAATTCACTAGTTGAATTAAGTGGTAACATCCTGAAATTAGGTGGCGCTGTAGGCAATCAAATAACTACATTAGCACCTATATGGATTAAAAATTCACTACAAGACGCAGCTCAAAGTCCAGGCACAGCGGGACAGGTATTAACCTCTACGGCTACAAATACATCATGGGTTGATGCGGCTTCATTATTTGGCGGAGCTGGAACAGTAAACAGGGGAGTATTATGGGGGATTAATGGGACCTTAACTACTTCTCTTCTAAAACATGGCACCGGCACAAATAGCGTGGGTCTAGGTATAGATGCTGAAATCAGAGGAGATGAATCAATAGCATTCACTAGGTCTGAATCTAGGGCTGATTATTCTTTCGCTCTTGGATACGAGAGTGTAACTGACGGTGAATTTTCTGTAACCTTAGGTAAAGGTACTTACACAGCTGGTAGACACGCTATGGCTGCTAACTATAAGTCATTAGCCTTGGGTCAGAGCTCATTTGCAGGTGGACACACTAGTGCTACCGGTGGAGACGGAGCGGTTGCTTTAGGGCACAATGCATCAGCTGGAAACTTTGGAGCTGCTAAGCTAGTATCAACATTCCCTAACGACCAAACTACGTTTGATATAGAGGGAATTGTAGGAACAGTTGGGGCTGGACTATTCATGAGATATGGAGAGAACCTTGATGTTCCAGACCCTAGAATTGAGGTCTTAACGTTTACTGACAACGGAAACAACTCAGCAACTTTAACTGTAGCAGCACCAGGTATACGACCAATTCAGGGTGAGTTGGTTGTTTTTGAAGAGGCAACACCTTTCAGAGGGGATCACCAAGGTGGTGTAGCCTTAGGTAACGATGCTTACTCTTTAGGGGAAGGAACGGTATCTATAGGTCATACTTCTGTAGCAGAGGCTGATAAGGCTGTAGCTTTGGGAGATGCCGCTAGATCATCTGGGGCAAGCTCTGTAGCTATAGGTAAGAACGCAACGGCAACGGCAGCTGATACAATAGCTTTAGGTGGCGATTCAACTAAAATTTTAATGACAGCACTAGCGGCATCCGCATCATATGCAAACGACGCAGCAGCAGCCGCCGGGGGAGTTTCTATAGCAGAACTTTACCGAAACGGCAATGCAGTGCAGATAAGATTAACTTAATGGAAATAAGAAAAATATCTCTTGGTGCGGATTACAAATCAAGTGCAATGCACTACATTGTCGGCCAAGAGGTTTTAAATAAACAATATAATATACATCTAATTCAGTACGACTCAGAGAAAGAGTCTTACAGAATTTGGATACAACGAGGCGATGAAATTGTTCTTTGGAAAGAGTTCAATAAAAATATGCCTGCCTCAATTGAGTATAATATAAATTTCTAGTATGACTAAAGAACAAATGATTATTTCTTTAGAGACTCTTAGAGTCAAGAAATCAAGAACTGATGATTTTATTGAGCAAATGGATATTGCTGATGAAATTCACAATATTGAAATGAAATTAAATGGAGTTAAGCCAACAGATTCTAGTATAGATTGTATTGGCGGCGGCTCGTAAATAAAATAAAATGAAATCACCCTTTAACTTTATTGTACGTCCGTACAATGGAAGAAGGTATGACAATGTGAAAGAGATTGGCGGTATTGACTTTATAACCAGCACATCTCAGGAGGATCATACCGTGTCTAACCGTTACGCAGAAGTAATAGAAACACCGATTGACTACAAAGGCGACATAGAGCCCGGTGACACTATGATTGTTCACCATAACGTGTTCAAGTACTATAACGACATGAAAGGCCAGCAGAAGAGCGGAAAAAGCTTTTTAAAGGACGATCTGTTCTTAGTTGACGACTACCAATATTTTTTATACAAACACAACAATAAATGGAAGGCTGAGGATCAGTTCTGTTTCGTTAAGCCTGTGCCTAAGGAAGATTTTTATCTCCACGTCTCTGGCGTAGAACAGCCACTTGTTGGGGTCATGAAATACACAAATAATAAATTATTATCTTTAGGTGTAAATGAGGGAGACTTAGTTTCCTTTAAACCTGATAGTGAGTATGAATTTAATATAGACGGAGAGAAGTTATATAGAGTATTTACTAGTAGTATAACAATGAAGCTATGAACATAGCTATCTATGAAGATCTAATAGACAATGTAGATACCTATGTTTCTGAAATAATCGAAGAGGGATTTGAAGACATTCAGGTTGGAGAGGATTTATTTAAAAATGTTTGCCATAGAGGGTTAGATGAACTAGTTGAGTTTCTTTTAATTGAGTACGCAGACTACTACCCTGTCTTAAATTTTGTTAGAAACTCTCCCTTAGGCCAGGAAGAACCAAACTTTATTCATACGGATGAAATGATGGGGGACTTAACCGCTATTCTTTACTTGAATAAAAACTATCCAAGTGAATACGGAACAACACTATACGATAAAGACAATAACGAGGTATTGATATGTAAAGCAAAGTACAATTCTCTTTTCATATTTCCCTCACATGTAAAGCATTCTAGAAATTCTTTACATAACTTTGGAAATGGCGATGATGCAAGGTTAGTACAGGTTTGTTTTTTAAAAAAAATAATATGAACGTAAAGGACATTAAATTACAAATAATAAGAGCAGGAGAAAAAGCTGTTGTTCAGTTGATTAAGGTAGCTGAGGAACAGATTATAAAGTACGGAGAGGACGATGAGTTAGCCGCAGATAAGCTAAAGAACGCCGCCGCTACTAAGAAATTGGCTATATTTGATGCGTTTGAAATACTGTCAAGGATAGAGGCAGAGAAATCAATGATAGAGGATTCGGAATCACCAACTAAAGACATGAACAGTTTTGCAGAAAGAAGAGCTAAGTAGAGATTTATATTCAGTAGTAAACGTTATACCTAATCAAGTATTAAAAAACAAGAACAAGGCGAAGACGTTTGAGTACGGATACAATGAAAAGTATGACCTAGTGGTGATATCTAGAGATGGAACCGTTGGACAGGTTATAAATATTAACGGAATAAATATAGGACTACCTGTAAATTCTGCCGGTGCTTACAAGAGAAGTGAAAAAAAACAGGAGCAATATTGGGAGCCTTATGAATACCCTAAGCAATTAAAGCAAATAAAGTCTATATTCAAATGGAATGAGGCACCTAAAGATTTTAAATCAAAGTGGGTAGACTATATAGAGTCTGAGTTTGATCGTCGTGAAAGCGGTTACTGGTTCTATAACAACGGGAAACCTACATACATTACAGGAACTCACTACATGTACCTTCAGTGGACGAAGATAGATGTTGGTCATCCTGACTTTCGTGAAGCTAATAGAATATTTTTTATATATTGGGAGGCGTGTAAGGCTGACCCAAGAAGTTTTGGTATGGCGTACTTAAAGATTAGACGTTCAGGTTTTTCTTTTATGTCTTCCGCAGAGAGCGTAAATACCGCTACTTTAGCAAAAGATGCTAGGGTAGGTATACTATCTAAAACAGGATCTGATGCTAAGAAAATGTTTACAGACAAGGTGGTGCCGATATCAAGTAACTACCCGTTTTTTTTCAAGCCGGTTCAGGATGGTATGGATAAGCCTAAGACTGAGTTAGCTTATAGAGTACCCGCTTCTAAGATATCAAAGAAGAACATGTACGACATTGATGATTCAGGGTTGACAGGTCTTGACACTACTATTGACTGGAAGAACACGGACGATAACAGTTATGATGGGGAGAAGCTACTACTACTCGTACATGATGAGAGTGGTAAATGGGTCAAGCCTAATAACATTCTAAATAACTGGCGTGTAACAAAAACTTGTTTGCGTTTAGGTAGTAAGATAATAGGTAAATGTTTAATGGGATCAACCTCAAATGCACTTGACAGGGGTGGTGAAAACTTTAAGAAATTATATAACGACTCAAATCCGTCAGACAGGAATGCCAATGGACAGACCAAGAGCGGTATGTATTCACTTTTCATCCCTATGGAATGGAACATGGAGGGGTTTATAGACAGATATGGTATGCCTATTTTTTATAAGCCATCAAAACCTGTAATGGGAGTAGATGGATCTATGATAAAGAACGGTGCTGTTGATTACTGGAAGGCAGAGGTTGATTCGTTGAAGGGAGACCCTGACGCATTGAATGAATTCTATAGACAGTTTTCAAGGACAGAGTCACATGCTTTTAGGGATGAAAGTAAGTCCTCTATATTTAACCTTACAAAAATTTACCAGCAGATAGATTACAACGATAACTTAATAAAGGACAGGGTGTTGACTAGGGGTTCTTTTCGTTGGGAGAATGGAAAGGTCGACACAAGAGTTGTGTGGTCACCTGATTCTAGGGGTAGGTTCTTGGTTTCTTGGTTACCTAATAGTTTACTACAGAACAGACAGGAGCAAAGGAACGGACTTAAGATGCCTGGGAATAGTCACCTGGGATCCTTTGGTTGTGATTCATACGACATATCAGGAACAGTTGGTGGTGGTGGCTCTAACGGAGCGTTGCACGGTTTGACAAAGTTCCACATGGACGACGCACCTGTTAACGAGTTTTTCTTAGAATACGTTGCCCGACCACAGACCGCTGAGATATTCTTCGAGGATGTGTTAATGGCTTGTGTTTTTTACGGAATGCCTATACTTGCTGAGAACAATAAACCTAGACTACTATACCACTTTAAAAACAGGGGGTACAGGCAGTACTCATTAAACCGGCCTGATAAGCCCACTAGGAAGCTCTCTGGGTCAGAGAAAGAGCTTGGCGGCATGCCTAACTCCTCCGAAGCTGTTAAGCAGTCACACGCTGCCGCTATAGAAACATTTATTGAGAAGTATGTAGGGATTGATTCTGAAGGAACATATCGTGATACGGATGATATGGGGTCAATGTATTTTAGTAGAACGTTACAGGATTGGGCTAGATTTGATATAAACAATAGGACTAAATTTGATGCCTCAATAAGCTCAGGATTAGCCATTATGGCTAACCAGCAACACCTCTACAAAAACGTTAAAAAAGAGTCCAAAATAAGCATTAACTTTGCAAGGTATAATAATAACGGAATATCTAGCCAAATAATTAGATGAAAGAGATAAATATATCTATTAACCCATCTTCTTTTCCAAGTCAATATGTCCCTGATTCAAGAAAGAAAACCACAGAGTTCGGTCTTCAAATAGGTCAGGCTATTCAGTATGAATGGTTCAGAAAAGATAATGGAGGTTCCAAGTTTTATGATCAGTGGGATTCGTTCCATAAATTAAGGCTTTACGCAAGAGCAGAGCAGTCTGTTGGGAAATATAAAAACGAGTTATCAATAGACGGTGATATGTCTCACCTAAACCTAGACTGGACCCCTGTCCCGATTATACCTAAGTTTATAGACATAGTGGTTAACGGTATGTCTGATAGATTGTTTGACGTTAAGGCGTATGCGCAAGATGCAATGTCCGCTGACAGGAGAAACAAGTACCAAGAAAACCTTGAGGCTGATATGGTTTCAAAAGACTTACTGAGTCAAATAAAACAAGACTTTGGTGTTGATGCTTTCAACACTAGCCCTGACGATCTTCCAGAAGACGACGACGAACTCACGCTTCATATGCAGTTGAATTACAAGTCTTCTATAGAGTTAGCTCAAGAGGCAGCAATAAACACCGTCCTATCGGAGAACTATTACAACGACACAAAGAAGAGGGTTATATACGATTTAACAACCGTGGGGATTGGAATTACTAAGCATGAATTCTTGCCGGGTGCAGGAGTTGTCGCTAAGTACGTTGATCCCGCCAATGTAGTATATAGCTACACAGAGGATCCTAATTTCAAGGATTGTTTCTATTGGGGTGAGGTAAAGACAGTACCTATTAACGAGGTGTTGAAGATTGATCCAGACTTAAGTAAGGATGATTTAGAGAGGATTTCAAAATCAAGCTCACAGTGGCATGATCACTTTAACGCTACTCAGTTCTATAATAATTCATTATTTAATAATGACACAGTTACATTACTTTACTACAACTACAAGACTACTAAGAAGTTTGTTTACAAGCAGAAAGGTGAAAAGGTAATACAAAAAGATGACGAATTTAATCCTCCAGCAGAAATGATGGAAGAGAGAGGATTTGAAAAAGTAGAAAAAACTATAGACGTTTGGTACGAAGGCGTTATGGTTATGGGTACGAATATAATACTTAAGTGGAGTATGTCTGAGAACATGGTAAGACCTAAGTCTGCCTCTCAACACGCTACACCAAACTATATAGCATGTGCGCCTAGAATGTACAAGGGAAACATAGAGTCTACGCTAAGGCGGATGATTCCATTTGCTGACCTTATACAAATGACGCATATGAAGCTTCAGCAAGTTATCCAAAAAGTTGTACCAGATGGTGTGTTTATTGATGCCGATGGACTAAATGAGGTAGACCTTGGTAATGGGGCCGCATACAATCCAGAGGACGCCTTAAGGTTATACTTCCAGACAGGTAGTGTTATTGGTCGAAGCTTTACTGGAGACGGTGACTTTAACAACGCAAGGGTTCCGATTCAAGAGTTATCTAAAAACTCAGCTCAAGGTAAAATATCTAGCTTAATAGGGAGTTACAATCACTACCTTCAAATGCTTAGAGATGTTACAGGTTTAAATGAAGCAAGAGACGGCTCTATGCCTGATCCTAATTCACTGGTTGGCTTACAGAAGTTAGCCGCATTAAACAGCAACACAGCTACTAGGCATATACTAGATGCTAGTTTAGATATAAGTAGAGATTTAGCCGTGGCTTTAACATCTAGGATATCTGACGCACTGGAATATTACCCATACAAGGAAGAGTTTGTTATGCAGATTGGTAAGTATAACGTAGACTTACTCAATGACATAAGAGATTTACATATACATGACTTTGGTATATTTATAGAAATGGCACCAGACGAGGAGCAGAAGCAGCAGCTAGAGGCAAATATACAGGTTGCACTATCTAGAGATTCTATTGATCTTGACGACGCCATTGACATAAGAGAGGTTAGAGACACAAAGTTAGCTAACCAATTACTTAAGGTTAAGAGAAAGAAGAAAGAAAAGAAGAAGCAAGATTATGAGATGCAGAAGATGCAATCTCAACAACAAGCTCAAATGCAGTCACAACAAATGGCGGCTCAAACTGCGGCTCAAAAGCTTCAAATGGAGACCCAATCGGAAATGCAAATTGCACAAGCTAAGGCTGGTTTTGACATAGAGAGAATGCGTGGAGAGGCCCAGATTAAGTCTGAGTTAATGAGGCTTGAGTTCGACTTAAACATGCAATTAAAAGGTGTTGAGGTAGAGGCTATGAAGGGTCGTGAAGACGCAAAGGAAGAGGCTAAAGACGGTAGAATAAGTAAACAGAACACTCAGCAATCTAAGCTAATAGAGCAAAGACAGAGGGATTTACCTCCCGTAAACTTTGAATCTAGTGAAGATTCGCTTGATGGTTTTGACTTGGCTCAGTTTGAACCTCGCTAGTAAATTAAATTAAATAATGCGTATTTTTGCGTTTTAAATCAAATCAAATATGGAATTAAAAGTAAAAGCGGTCCCAGGACCCGGAGAAAAGTCTGTACAAGAAGTTGAAGAAACTTTATTAGAACAGCACGAAGAGACTACTACGGATGTTGTTGAAGAGCAACCTGTAGAACAAGTAACTACTGACGAAGAGGTTGTCAGTGAAGCCGAAGACTTAATTAAGGAATTTGGCGAAGAGGACGTTCTTTCATATATTAATAGTAAATATAACAAGGACATTGCATCTGTTGATGATTTGTTTTCTGAGAAAACACAGGAGTTACCAGAGGATGTGTCTGCGTTCTTAAATTATAAAAAAGAAACTGGTCGGGGGATCAATGATTTTATGAAGCTACAGGCTGATTTTGATCAAATGAAACCAGATCAATTATTGCGTGATTACTACGCTTCCACGGAGGAGGATCTTGATTCAGAAGATATTGAATATCTTATGGGTGAAAAATTCTCTTATGACGATGACTTAGACAGTGACTCTGAGGTTAAGCAGAAGAAGATCGCAAAGAAAAGAGAACTTGCTAAGGCAAAGAAATATTTTAACGAATTGAAGGAGACGTATAAGGTTCCGGTTGAGTCAACTGGTATTCCTGTCAACAATGAAGAGTTAGAGTCTTACAATGCCTACAAGGAGTATATATCACAATCGCAAGATGTTCAAGAGGTGAATAAAAAACGCTCTGAGTATTTTCAGAAGAAAACAGAAGATTTGTTTAATGATGAGTTCAAAGGTTTTGAGTTCAATATCGGAGATCAAAAAATAAAGTTTAGCCCTGGAGATACAGCCGAAGTGAAGAATGTTCAGTCTGACGTAAACAACTTTATATCTAAGTATTTAGATGATGAAGGGATTATTAAAGACGCAACAGGATACCACAAGTCTTTATCAGCAGCAATGAACCCAGACAAGTTAGCTGAGTTTTTCTACGAAAAAGGAAAATCAGATGCAGTTGGAGATGTTTCAAGACAGTCAAAGAATATAAACATGGATGTCAGATCAACACCTCAGCAACTAAGTAACCAAGAAGGGCTCAAAATTCGAGCTGTTGAAACAGATAGCGGGCGTGGTTTAAAAATAAAAAAACGTTAAACATTAAAAAAAATTATTATGGCATTAGTAGTAAACCCAACTCCTGGATTTAGCCTACAACCGACACCGTCGCAAGTAGCAACTCCTGGATCTTACATTGCAGATTTTGACTTCTTAAGTCAATATCTACCTGACACGCACGAAGCAGAATTTGAGCGTTACGGAAACCGATCTATCTCTTCTTTCTTACGTTTAGTAGGAGCTGAGATGCCTTCTAACTCTGACCTTATCAAGTGGTCTGAGCAAGGAAGATTACACATTAAATATACAAGCGTAACAAGCGCTGGAGCTGCAACAAATGACACAGCTGTCTTCACTATTGCTGATGCTGGAATTACAGCTGCAGCTATCAGAAAAGGACAAACGGTTATGATTTCTGATAACACGGCTGGTTCTACATTAAACAACAAAGGTATTGTTACTGACGTAACAGGACTTACTTTTACTGTTGCTTTTTATGAGGCAGGTGGTCAAGAAAACTACGCAGGATCAGTTACTGTATTCATTTACGGTTCTGAATTCAAGAAAGGATCTAACGGAATGGAAGGTGCTTTAGAAGCTGAGAGCGAAATTTTCGAGAACTCTCCAATCATCATCAAAGATAAGTACACTGTATCTGGATCAGATATGGCACAAATCGGATGGGTTGAAGTAACTACAGAAAACGGAGCAAATGGATACCTATGGTATTTAAAATCTGAGCATGAAACTCGTCTACGTTTTGAGGATTACTTAGAAACAGCTATGATTGAAGCTGTACCAGCTGAGGCTAACTCAGGTGCAATTGCCGCTACTGGAGACCTAGGGAACAAAGGATCTGAAGGTCTTTTATATGTACTAGAAAACAGAGGAAACGTTGCCGCTGGAGCTTTAGCTTCTCTTGATGAATGGGATGCAGTAGTTGCACGTTTAGATAAGCAAGGTTCTATCGAAGAGAACGTATTGTTCGTAGACAGAACTTTCTCTTTCGAGATTGACAACATGTTGGCAGCGCAAAACAACTTTGGTTCTTCAGGAGCTTCTTATGGTTTGTTTGACAACGATACTGATATGGCTTTAAACCTAGGATTTACAGGATTCCGTAGAGGATATGACTTCTATAAGTCTGACTGGAAATACTTAAACGACGCTACCATGAGAGGTGGTTTAGTAGGTGGAGCTATCAACGGTGTATTAGTTCCTGCTGGATCTACTTCAGTGTATGATCAAGTTATGGGTAAAAACGCTAAGAGACCATTCTTACACGTACGTTACCGAGCTTCTGAAGCTGAAGATCGCAAGATGAAATCATGGGTTGTTGGTTCAGCTGGTGGTGCATCAAATAGCGATAAAGATGCTATGGAAGTACACTTCTTATCTGAGAGAGCTCTTTGTACTTTAGGTGCAAATAACTTCTTCTTATTTAAGTAAGATTAAACTCTAAGGAGGGACCGCACTAAGTGGTCCCTCTTTTTTATAAACTCTAAATTAAATTAAAATGAAAAAACAAGCAGTCGTAAAAGACAGGTCTTACCGATTAACGGGGGCAACCGCTCCTTTGAGTTATTCAATTAACACAAGAAATTCACAAAGAAAACCACTACTACATTTTGACGGTCAAACTAACAGGGCGTTAAGGTATGCATCAAACCAACGAACACCTTTTGAGGATGATCAAGATGGGAATGCTATATTAGAACCTGTTGTATTCGAGAGAGGAATGTTAATGGTCTCAAGGACTAACCCAGTCCTACAAGAGTTCTTATCACTACACCCAGGGAATGGATCTATTTTCTCTGAGATTGATGGTGAAAAAGATGCCAGTATAGAAGTTGAAGATTTAGATTACCAATTAGAGGCTCAGATACAGGCCCGTGATTTAAATATTGAAATGCTAGAAACTATTGGGCGAGTGGTATTATCTCTAAATATAGATAAAATGTCTACGGCAGAGTTAAAGAGAGACGTAAGGCTATACGCTAAGAACGATCCTCAGGACTTCCTAGACACACTTAATGATCCTATGTTAAAGATGCAGAACTTAGCATCTAGACTTATTGATCAAAAAATATTAACATTAAAAAATAACGGAAAGGATATTTACTTTAACATTAAAGGTAATAAGACGAAACTGGTTAGTATACCATTTGGACAGAACTCCATATATACTTTAGCCTCGTTCTTCCAGACCGACGATGGCATTGAGGTTATGACAATGCTAGAAAGCAAGTTGCAAGACTAACACAATCAATAAGCCCTTCATCACTGGAGGGTTTATTTTTTTTTAAGTATCTTTGCGTAAATTATTACAAGATGATAAACAGCGTAAGAAACACCGTACTTGCGGTTGCTAATAAACAAAACTTCGGTTACATTACACCGTCTGATTTTAACTTATATGCAAAGCAGGCACAATTAGATTTGTTTGAGGACTATTTCTATAGCTACTCTCAGGGACTCTATAAACAAAATACAAGAAGAACAGGCAGCGGATATGCAGATATAGTAAAAGGACTGGAAGAGGTTATAGATTCATTTTCATCTATAAACACCCCAGTTGACACTGCGGCGCCTTTATTTCCCCTACCACTAGATTACTACTTAATAAACGTTGTTAGATATGGAGGCAAAGAAGTAGAGCGTGTATCTAATAACAAAATACTTCAGCTCGCATCTTCTAACCTTACGGCCCCAAACGTAAGCTTTCCGGCTTATGTTTTAAACGGAAACGATATAACGGTATATCCGGATACAATATTAACTGGTATTACACTACAGTACATAAGAAAGCCTCTAGATCCTAAGTGGACCTATGCCTCTCTTTCTGGTGGAGAACCAGTATTCGATCAGTCTAACTCTGATTATCAAGATTTTGAATTGCCAGAATCTGACGCACCTTCTTTAATAGCTAAAATACTACAGTACGTAGGTATATCTATAAGAGAGAAAGACGTCTATCAATTTGGTAGTAATGAAGAGGTAATGGAACAACAAACACAAGGGTAAGACATGGCATATATAACAGGATATCAGTACTACGAGAACTCAGGAAATAACTGGGAAGAAGATAATTGGGGTAGCTACCA